AACTTAGATACATTAATGAAGAAAGAATATCTGCTGTTCTAGGTGTTCCTGCAATATTAGCAGGACTTGGAGCAGGACTAGCTAGAGCAACTTATTCTAATGCTAAAGAGTTAAGAGAGTTCTTTACAGAACAAAAATTAATTCCAATGTGGAATCACTTTGCTAATGAATTTACTAAACAATTATTAAGAGTAGATTTTGAGGATAATCCTGCATATTTATTCAAATATGATATTTCAGATGTTAGAGCTTTATCTCAAGATGAAGATGCAGAGATGCAAAGAATTGTGCAGGGTTTCAATGCAGGTTTCATAACTGTTAATGAAGCTAGACAAGCAACACAGTTTCCTGCATTAGATAATGGAGATTACTTTGTAAGAAATATGCAGATAGCTGAAGTTCCTGTAGATGGCTCAGAAGTAACAATGTATCATTCAGAGCCAATGCAATATGCTTCAGGAATTATTGATAGCAAAGAAGCAATGATTATAGATTTAGATGAAAAGATAATTAAAGAAGTTGATGGACAATATTGTGTATTTTCAGAAGATGAAAGTAGATCTTTTGGTTGTTATGACACTATGGAAGAAGCTGAGGAGAGATTAGAACAAATTCATGGCTTTGAAGATGAAGATGATAAATATGGCAAACCTAAGAAGCCAAAGAAACCAAAGAAAGATAATAAAGCTGTAGAGAATGTTCCAGATTATATACAAAAGAATGCTGCTAGAGGATTAGAACTCTTAGAATTTGCAGGATCTGGATTAACAGATAAAACAAAGAGAGAAGCCAGAGATATGGCTAATGGCAAGATTTCAGATAATAAAGTTGTGAGAATGGCAGCTTGGTTTGCTAGACATGAGGGAGATTTAGACTCAGATGATGCAGATGCTTATTTAGCAGGAAATGGAAATCCTACTGCAGGGCAGGTGGCTTGGTTGCTTTGGGGTGGAGATTTATCTAAATCAAACAAGATGAGAGCTTTTAATTGGGCTACTAAAGAAGCTGAAAAAGTAAAAGAGGAGAAATCATCTTATCCATTATTTGGATGGCAAGAGCCAACAGTTAAATTCTTAGGATTACCAACTGTTAAGCACTATAGATCAGAATTAGAAAAGAAAGAACTATGGAAAGCTATAGATAATCTTGAAAATAAATGGATGGACTTTATGTCTGGAGTTTATGCAAAAGAATTAAATAGACAGAGGAGAGGATTATCTAATGTTGCTAAAGCTTCTAGTGATACACAGACATTAGAAACTAATATTGATTTATTTTTACAAAGCTCTAAGTTTGATAAAGAGTTATTACCATTGTTTTATTCTTTGGCAGATGATATGTCAGTTAGAACTTGGGATAATCTCTTTCCTGCAAATGATAACTTCAAAGCAGCAGATCCTGTTGATTTAGGAGTATCTATACCAGAAGAACAAGCAGTAAGAACTGTATTTGAGGAATTAGCTCAGATATTACCTGCAGGAAGAACATTAAAGAAAATTGTTGATAATGGTTTTTATAGAGGACAAAGAGAAGTTCCTGCTGCAGTTCAATCAGTATTTCAAGATGGACAAGCTGCTAGTTTCATTCAAGAGAATGCTAAGAGAGTTATGAATGACTTAAATGCAACAACAAAGAAAAGAATAGCCAAAGTTATTACTGATACATTAAAAGAATTTGAGGAATTAGGAGTTGTTGCTCCTATTGCAGGAACTATAGAGGGAGAGAAATTCTTTAATCAATTAGCAAAGAATATTAATACTGTTCTTGGTGGGCAATCACTAGGTAGAGCTAAAAATATAGCTAGAACAGAAGTAGGTAAAGTTAGTTCTTGGAGTCAAGAGAGATCTGCTAAAGCTACAGGTAAGAGATTAGAAAAAGAATGGGTATCTAGGAGAGATGGAGTTGTTAGAGAAGCTCATTTTGAATTGGACAATCAAAGAATTCCTATGGATAGTTTTTATCTGTATAATGGAATTAAATTAGATAGACCTAGAGATCCAAATGCTCCTATAGGTTTAATAGCTAATTGTAGATGCACACAAGCTTATATAGAGGTAATAGATGAGTGAAATAAAAAGACCAGAAAATCTCTCTTTTAAGAATGCTCCAATAGAGCTTAAAGAAGATGGAGATACAAGATATATAGAAGCAGTTTTTTCATTATTTGATGTTATTGATTCTGATAATGATGTAACTAAAGCTAATGCTCTTAGATCAGGATATACAGGCAATAAAGTTCCATTAGTCTGGAATCATGATTGGAGTAAAGTTATTGGTAGAGGAATTATTGAAACAGATAATCAAAAAGCTGTTTTTAAAGGTTATTTCTTAAATACTGAAGCAGGTAAAGAAGCTTATGAAACTGTTAAAGCTATGCAAGATATGCAGCAATTCAGTTATGGATTTCAAGTTTTAAAATCAAGTAAAGGAACACACATTGACTCTAAAGGAGAAGAAGTTCCTGTTAGAGTATTAGAAGATGTTAAAGTATGGGAGGTTTCTCCTGTATTAGTAGGAGCACAACAGAACTCATTTGTTCAAGCTCTTAAATCAGGTTTAGAGCCTGTAGATGAAGAAATAAAAGCAGAAATGCAAATAGAATCTACAGAGCCAGAAGTTTCAAGTAATACTGATTCAGGAATCAGCAAAGCCCAACAGGGACTTAGACTTGGAGAACAAGCTGTAGCTTCTCTTGAGGAGTTAAAGGCATTTACAGAGAGAATAGAGGATCTTGCTTCTCTTAGGAACTCTGAAAAAAAGACATTAAGCTCAAAATCTACAGAGATGATACAAAAATATTTATCTGGACTAAATGCAATTTATATTAAATTGGATGATGTCTTAGCTAACTATGGTTATGATCCTGTTAAAGATGATGAGCTATTCATTAATGTTCAAAAGAACTTAATGAACAATAATTAATAGGAGATAAAATCTAATGGCAACATTAAAAGATATGAAAGCTCAAAAAGCTCAAAAATCAGAAGAACTTGCTAAGATATTTGATTCTGTAAAAGATATGTCAGAACTTTCCTCAGATCAAAAAGAGGAAATTAAAAAGAGAAATGATGAGTTAGCAGAACTTGGCTCAAAGATTAGTGAATTAACAGATCTTGAGGGTGTAAAGAATGCTAATAAAGAAGAATTAAAAAATTCTCAAAAGATTTCTGGAAATATGCCTGTTTATGGTGATCCAGCAGTTGAAGCTCCTAAATCTCTTGGTGCTGAATTTTTACAATCAGATGCTTATAAGTCTTTTGTTGATGGTGGAATTAAAAATATTCCATTCCAATCAGAAAGAGCTCCATTTGAGCAAAAAAACACAGTAACAACTTCTGTATGGACTAGAGATACAGTTTATCAACTAGTAGCTCCTCCTGCAGAGCCAGATCCAAATCCTGTTTTGAATCTTATTGACACAATCAATACAGATCAAACAACTTATTACTTCTTAGCAGAAACTGCAACAAATAATGCTGCAGAAACAGCTGAGGGATCTGCTGCTCCAGAAGATGCTTTCACTTATTCAGCAGTTACAGAGCCTGTAAGAAAATTCATTACAACTCTACCAATAACTGCAGAATTGCTTGAAGATCAAGCAGGTGCAAAAGCATATTTTGATGGCAGATTAGCTAACCATGTCATGCAAAAACTTGAAAAACAAGTTCTTGGTGGCTCAGGAGTTAGCCCTGCAATTGAGGGAATAGTTCAAAGAAGTGGTATTAATTCAATCACTTACTCAGCAGGATCATATCCTGCATCTGTTGGTGGTAAATTAAGAACAATTCTTGAGGGTATCAAAGATGTAGAAGCAAATGGACAAATGAGCCCAGATGCTATTGTTATGAGCCCAGCTGCTTATGAAGCATTAGCAGGTCAAGTAGATGGTAATGAAAACTTCATGCTTGGAGCTTCTGCTATGGCAGGAAGCCCAACAATCTGGGGATTACCTGTTGTTAAATCAACACAAATAGGATCTGCTGTTGGTCTTGATACTGATGTTCTTATTGGAAAATTTGGTGGAGGACTTGCTGTTAATCATGTATTCAGAAGAGGAATGGAATTACAAATTTCAGATTCAGCTGCTGATGGTGATTTTGGCAAAGACATTCTAACAATTAAAGCATCTTTAAGATATGCTTTAGCTGTATATAGAATTGCATCTTTCACAAGAATTCTAGATATAGAATAAAATATTAAATGAAAAAGCAGAGCCACACTTTTGTTATGACAACTCAAGTAATGAGCTCTGCTTTTCATGAAGAGGAAAATAATATGGAAAAAATAATAGATCCAAAAGATACAGTTTGGAAATGTAATAAAACACATAAATATGCAAAGGGAGAGAAATCTCCATTTAGTTCTGCTGTTTTAGTAGCAAAAGTTGGTGATCCTGTTCCTAATGTTGAATTTGAAAAACCAAAAAAGAAAGCTGTTAAAAAAGTAGAGAATAAAGCTGTAAAGCCATCAGAGGATAAGTAATTAACTTATGCCTGTTGCAATTCACACTTATGTTGAAGTTGATGAACTTAAGGGATGGTTAGGGCTTAGTGGATCAACACAAGATACTAACTTAACTTATGCACTAGAAGCTGCTACAAACTTAATTGATGAATTTTGTGG